CCGAACTTGATCCAATCGTATTTATACTATAAATTTTAAAATTGTCATCAATGTAATTTTGTATATATGTTGTTGCAAAGTTACCTAATTTTTCTTGTGCCCATAATGTTGTAAAACTTTGTAATAAAGCAGTAAGTTGTGAACTAGTAAATCCTGGTTGTTTTAATTTTTGTTGTAATGTAAAGTTATTTGAAACAGAAACAGAAATATTATTACTTTCAAGTTCAGCTAAGAAATCTAAAACTTGTGGTGTGCCAATGTCAATATTAGGGTAAGAAAAAAATCCACTATAATTTGCCAACATAAAAACCCTATCAAATAACTCTGTAAAAAACTCTACTTCGGCGGTACTTTCATATGGTATTTTTTTAAAAGGAAATTCAATAGCATCACAAGATGCAAAATCAGAAAAATCACCAGGGTTATTATAAGCACTTTGATCCGCCAATGTTCCACCTCTTCTTACATTTGCATCTAAAAAGTTTTCAGTAAAATAAACTTCAGGCCAAGTATAGTAATCAAGACCATTTGTTTTATTTTCATATTTTGGGTCTCCTACATATTCTATGTTAAAAACTTCTCTATTGTCTTTATCTTTTGCTTGTACTAAATAAGTCGGCCAAGGATATACAACATTTTGTTCATTTTTTCTACCAGCATAAGTTACATTATTTTTAGAATCAACTCCAGAATTATTATTAAAAGGCATTACCGATTTTATTCTTTTAGGGTCATTTCTTTTGTTCCATGCTTCTTTATGTGTATCATCCATTAAACGGTAAAAAACATCACAACCAGCAATTATTACTGCAAATATGTTTCTTATAGTAGGTTCAAAACCTAAACCACCTTTTCCGTCTTTTCCTTCAACAAATCTTTTTGCTAACAATTCTGTGAACTTTTTTTCAATATCTTCAACATTTTTTGATAACTGAGTTTCTATTTTATTTATTTTAAATAAAAATGAATTGTCAGTAAATGATGTATCTAAAGGGTCTAGTTTTTCACCAAAATGGAAAAGTACTGGATTTTCATCAGGTTTAAATGTTTTTTTATTTTTATCGTACACTACACCAAGAGCCTTTAATTTAGATATTATTTTATTTCTTTCAACGGCATAATCAGAATCGGCCAATTGTTTATTGTATCTTGCCTTATAGGTGTTTTTAATGTCAGCATCAGTTAAACTTTCAGGAGCAATATTTGTTTCAAATACTTTATAATCGGTTTTACTTCCTACAGGTATATTTTGATTTCTATACTCGTTTTTACCAAGTTTATATTTTCCATTATCACCAAAGGCTTCGTTAGCCTTTAATTTTTGAATTGCGGTTTCAGTTTCTTTATCTATTGCCTTTAATACATCTTCTCTTATACCATACCCAATTCTTTCTTGAAAAGTGTAGTATCTTTCTCCATTAATTATTATAAAGTTTTCAAGATCTAAAAATGTTCCTTTAATCTCATCAAAAGAATTTGTTTTTAATTCGTTTAAATTTAATCTAAAATTTTCTATGTCATTAAAAACAAAAAACTCACCATTTTCAATATCTTTTTCAACATCAATAACAAAATTATCTGTTCTTAACATAAACTCATCAATTGTGATTCTTGGAAAATTTTTAGGTATTAAACCTTTTGATTCGTAAATTTGGTAAACTTCGTTAAGTTTTTGTTTACCTAAAACTACTTCTACATTTTTTAATCTTGTTTGTGAATTATCTGGACTATTATTTGTATTTTTTGATTGTTGGACTAAAGTTGGAAACATTTTTGGTGCCGTCTTAGCATACCCCAAAGTTGTATCTTGTAATAAGGATAATAAATTAGAGGTAAGTTTTATTTGTATTTCAAAATTTCCAGTACCTTGATCAAATGAACAAGAAAAATCTGTCATTTGTAATGTGTACCTAATCGCCTTTCCGTAATACCCTTTCAATGTTAAATAAAAAATTGGGTATGGCATATTAAAAAAAACAGAGTATATGGAATTTTCTCCTTGTTCAAATAATGTCCTACCATTAATGTCTACCATACTAATACTAACTTCAGGTACAAAAGAACCAGGACCACCATTAGGTGTTATGTTTACGTCTATTTTTTTAATACCAAACATTTGGGTATCTTCGTAGTTTGTAACGTTTCTCAGTCTTCTTACTGCTCCGTCAACTTCTTGATATGATTGTGTTGTTTGATTAGAACCTCTACCGAGTCTAGACCCCCTACCAGTTATTTGGTCTGACCAACTAGTATCAAAAAAATTTTTACCTTTAGGTTTTAAAAAATTAACACTTTCAAATGGTTGTGAGTCCCCTTGAATACTAGCAATTAGTGTGTTACTTACTTGACTTCCAAACCCTTCACCAACCGCTAATTTTGTTCTTGGTATAACTTTAGTTTCTAAATTAGCGTAAAAGACCATATCTTCATGGTCAACGAGTCTATCAACAATTTTATTTCCAATAATAAGTTTATTTGGATCTATTAATACAATGTTGTCATAATCAGACTCAACATATATTCTACCTTTTCTACTATCTGCCATAATAAAAAATATGTGTATCTAGTGCATTTTTGTAGCTTAATAACGAACTAAATAAAGGAAAAGGTATAATTAAAAGTGCGTTATCAGGAATATTATCTTCTAACCCGCCAAAGTTTGGGTTAGCACTTAAAATTAACCAACCAAAATATGGTGACCCATATATTTCATAACTAATTTTATCTAACCTACTTTGGTTTTTTTTATACACGTATTTTTGGTCACTAGGTTTTGTTGGTATTTGCAAAAATGGTACAACTGTTTGCTCCCCATTTATGAAAAAATTATTATATCTGTTATAATATTCCATTTTATTTAAATTTTTTCTTTAAGTTAAATAAATCATCATCAGAATCTTCACTACTACATAAATTATTAAAATTTTCAGTCGCAGTTGTAAACGATGGATCTGTTGATAATAATTCACTTAACGTGAATTTTCTTGTTTTACTTTTATTGTATGGTTTAAAATTAGGTCCATAATTACTTGTATAAGTAGTTTCAAATTTTGTTTTATTATTTTTTAGTATGTCAATTGAATTTTTATATATTTTCCATAAAGCTGAATTTTCTGTTTTTTGTGTTAGTGTTCCATTTGAAAAGTTATATCCAGCATTATTTGCCATCACACTTTTAATTTTTTCTTCAGTGGCGGCTTCGTTTACATTAACAACCAATTCGTTTAGTAATGGTGATAATTTATTAACGTCAATTATATAATTTACAAATATCATGAAAAATCTTTTCTCCGCAGCTGTAGATATATTATTATCACCAACAACAAAACTGTAATCGTCTTTATACTCGTATATTCCGTTTGTAATAATTTGATTTGTTCTTAACTCATTATAAAATACTTTTGCTTGTGTACCTAAATTTATAAAATCAGATTTTAATTCGTCATATGTTGTTGTAGCTGTTGTTGGTTGTGTGACTTCAGTAGTTGCACTTATATTATATAGAACATTATTACCGTCTTTATTTTTAAATCCATCAACATTAGTTAATACAAAGTTTATTTGATCAATTGAATTAACATATTTTTTAGTAACAGTAAGTATTTGATTACTATTTTGTGTAAAAATTTGTAACCATTTAGTTTTTTCTTTATCAATTATTTCTTTTAACTTATCTTTTACTTTTTTAAGTTTTCCATTTTGAACCGAGTTATCATCTTTTAATGTTGCCAATAATGGACAATTATCGTTATCAACATCTTCTTTTGTGTCTTTAAAAAGTTTATTTATTTTATCCGTATATGAACTTTGTTTACCAAAAATTTCGCTTTCATTTGTGTTTGGTTGTTGGATATTATTAAAATATCCTTTAGTATATTTTCTATCCGCATTAAAATAAATCAATCCACCCCAATAAAGTTTATCTGAAACATCATATAAAGTATTTTTTGTAACTTCAATCATGTTAATTGATTCGTCTAAAAATGAATCCATTTTAGTTGAGTAGTTTATATTACCAATTAAATTACTTGTTGTAGGATCCAATGATGTTGAATCAACTTTACCTATAGGATTACCATTATCATTACTGTTAGTATTAATTGGTTCAACAATTGGGTTATTGTCGTTTCTTATTGTCTCTAAATCTTGAGCGTTTAAGTCAGTAGTTGATACTTCGTTTTCAACTGCCCTTTCATCGTATAATTCGGTATTTGCATAAAAATTAAAACTAAGCGCATTATTTAATTTTGTAATCGGCTCTTTTAAACCATGTCCTCCAATAAATTTTATACTTAACGTAACTTCGGCAATCATTGGTTGAACTCCAATTCCTTCAGGATTAAGATCTAAAAGATTTTCAGTGTATTTAAATGTTACGCTTTCTATAGCAATTTTAGAATGATAAAAATCACCAACTCTTAAAACACATATTGGTGGTGATCCAAAAGCACTATTATAAACATCGTTATAAACAGGTGTGGTTGACCCTCCGTTTTGAACTGCTGTAGGAATAGTATCTCCCGGTAGTGAACATTGATTTAAAAATGTTAATCTAGCATTTAAACCTTCAGGTGTTATTGAATGGAAAGCCGGATGAAAATATTTTAGTTTTTCTTTTATTCCATCATATATAAATGGATTATCTTTTTTTATCATTTCAAAATAATCACACTCAGAAAGAAGTGTTCTAACTAATTTTTTTGTAACATTCTTTTTTAATGAATCTATTTGACTTGTATTTTGATTTGTGTTTACATTTGGGTTTTGATTTGCCTGATTATTTGGGTTCAAAGCATCAGAACTACTTTCTTTTAGTGTTTCGTCTTTTGTTGACTCGTTTCCTTTTTTTTCTGATGAAGTAATTTCAATATTTCTTATAACTACTCTTCTACAAAAAGTTGCTTGAGTTGAATATACTTTATCATTTTCAATACTTATTTCTTTGGTGCAATCAATATTTTGAAAAGTATCATTATTAATTTTACCATTATCTCCTCCTACGCTACCACCAACAGTCAATAACGGATCTGTTGAATTTTCGGGTAGATAATCTTTTATTTTTTTTTGGTTATCCCCTTTTTTAAAATTTATTAAATCTTCATATATGGTATCTCTCTCGGTTTGTTTACCATTTTGAGTGTCAATATCAAATTTTACTTTACTTCCTGATTTTAAAGCATCTAATACTGTTTTTCTAAAATCTTTGTATTTTCTATATTCTTCTTTAAAAAATCTTTTTACTTTATCAAAAGATTTTTTTCTTGTATCAACATACCTATTTAAATCTGCGGTTTCAGTATTAGAACTTAAAATAATATTAGGATCCGCATATTCATAAATTTTGTCACTCCACGAATCATCATTATCAAAAAACTTATCCCAATTTGTATCATAGTCGTTATTAGCATTACCTTGTAAATATAAAACAACTTCTTTTAATGTGTTTTGTCCTATAAAATTTGACACATTATTATTTAATGTTTGTCCGAAAGTTATATCACTATTAGGTATTCCTAATCCTTTTTCAACCACATTTCCAAGTTCGCCAAAAGAAGACGTAAAATATTTTTTATAATCTTCAACACTTGCATTTTGAAGGGCATTTTGTACTTGTGAAATGTCATTAGGGCTAAAAACTGGATATTTTTTTAATAAATCATATAAGTCATATTTTAAACATCCAGCAAAAAATGAATCAACAATTTTTGTTGCTTCATCTGTTTTTGTTTTTTCTAGTTCTTTACTAACAATTGTGTTTAAAACAGACGGGTGGTCAACAACAATTTTAAAACTGATTGATCCTGTTCTTTCAGCACCACCTTTAAATGTATATATAGGTTCTATTCTACCTAAAAATGAGTGAGATTCCCACCCACTTTTTATTGAGTCATCAAATGATAAATCATAAGGAGGAAACCACATTATTCTACCACCGTTTGGTCCAATCTCACATCCGGGTAAATCTTCAACTCTATATCCTTGTCTGTTAGATGTTCTCCAAGCCAAATTTTCTATAGAGAACATATATTTTTTTACTCCATTTTTTGTAATGTTTGAAGATAATAATTGACCACTACTTTTCATAGGGGCAATATTTAAATTAAATGTATTATCTAAAATAGAATACGACGTATCCGTAACGTTACCTCTCAAATTACCATCATTTTTTTGTAGTGATGAATAACTGTAGTATGGATTATCTTTGGTAAATAATCTACAATATTCGTATCCTTTTACTTCAGATGTATTACTACCTTTAGATGTTGGTGTTTCGTATCTTATAACTTTAGAACCTTTGGTTAGTTCATTATAGCCATCATTAAATACCTTTGATATTTGGTTTATTGCATTACCTACATGTTCTAATTTTCTTGTTGATCTGTTACCCGCTTCTATTAATTTTTGGGTAATATCAAGTAACGATCCATCGGTAAATTCTTGTTTTGATGAATTTGTTTTATTTAATTCTGTTTTAATTATTTCTTGTGAGGCGCCAATTGGTGAGTCTGGGAATTTTTGACCTTCTGGTCCGACAAACGCACCGGGTTCAATATAGTTATTATTAGCTACCCACGTAAAACCTCCTTGTAAACCAAAACTATCATAGTATGGTTTAGTATTTAAACCAAATAATAATTCTGATACTTTTTTACCTTCATATTCTTTTCCTAACTCACCATAACTAAACACAGGTCCGATGTTAAGTTTTCCAAATTTACCTTTCGCTATTTCTGTTCTTGGGCTTATAGCATCTCTTATAAAGTTTTTTGTTTCACCTATATAGTAATTTTCTTTTGGTGCTAATAAATTAGGTGATGATACAGAGTCTAACCTATATTTAGGTCTATATTGATTATAGAAAAGTTGGTCAAATAATAATTGTTTAACATTATCTGTTGTATATTTTAAAAATAATTCAGATGATGTATCAATGAAAGGTAATAAAACTGTTGTTGCTAAATTAGCTATTTGACCCGCAGCCGCAGCAACAGGGTTACTTAACGCTTGTGTTAAAAAGTTTCTTGCTGGAAAATCAAAATATTGACCCGGTATTACAGATGAAGGTTTATATCCTGGTGTTAAACTTAATTCAAATAACTGTTGGTTTACTTGTGTTTGAAAATTAGGTAATACCGTTATTCTGTAATTTTTACTAAGGACACTATTGTCAGTTGCTAAATTGTTTAATGTAGTAAAAGGATTAAGTGTTGGGCTTGCCGATGCACTATTAGTCCCTGAATTAATTCCTGAAGATTGAGCCGTGATTATGGCCGCTAATCTATTTTGTAATTCTTTTTTTAATTCTTTAGCACCTATTAAAGCAATATCTGAATCTTGATTAACAGTTCCTTGACTACCAGTTGGGTTGTTATTTTTATATATATTAAGAGCCGTATAATCAGATTTAATAAATATTAATGTTGATTTATCAATCAAATATGGGTCATTTTTAAATCTGGCTTCTGTCTTTTGAAAAATTTCTTCTAACCTTTCATCTGTTAAATTTAAATCATAATCTCCTGTACCTGTATTATATGTGTTTTTTAAATACGCATCTTGTCTTAAACTTTTTAAAAATTCATCGGTAACTACATTATCAATGTTTGGGTAATAAAATAATTCTCCTTGATTTGGTATTACCGGTTTTATTAAGTTTGGTTTTACATTTACAACACCGTACCCACTTGGTAAACCTTCAGGTCCATATTTGTTTGAAAGATAATTTTCAACTCTTAAATTTCTTATGAATGCTTCGGTAACAACATTATCTATATTTGGTTCATAAAATAACTCACCTTGGTTTGTTGGTATCGGTTTTAAAATGTTAGGTTCAACCTCATCGTTATATCCACCAATAGGTCCGTATTTATTTTTATTATATAATCTTATTTGTACTTGTTCTGAAGTCTCATTTGGTCCATTTGATACATATGAATACTCACCAGAATTACTACCAAGAACTTCAATTGGAAAACTATATGGTTCTCCATAACCCGGTGATTGATTATTTGGACTGTATTTGTTTAATACTCTTTGTCTTATTTCGTTTTTATCTCCTTCAGTTTCTAACAAACTACCAATAGCTGAATATGTTGAATACTCTCCTTTATTTGTGTCTGTTTGTGAATTTTTATTTATATCAACAGTACCACCATAAGTTTGCCCAAAATTTATTGGTCCATAAATATTTTTTGTATATAAAGAAAACTCCTGTTGTACACCAATCTTTTCTAATTTAGTATTTTTTAAATTCTGAAATGGATATTTTCCAAAATTACTTTCAGTACCAAAATTTTTATTAATTAAAATAGTATCTCCAAAACTTTTACCTGGTGAATATTTATTTAATCCAATAATATTTGGTTCTTGTTTTTTTGCAATTTCATCAACACTAGGACTGTCACTTACCGCGTAATCAACTATTGAAATTTCTTTTATATTAGCTTCTGAACTAAAACCTTCAAAAACATTATACGGTTTTAAATTTCTTAAAATTAATTTCTTTCTAAAATTTTCTGTAGAATCAAATGATAAAAAACTTTCCATTAGCGGCTTTTAAGATAAATAGAGTAAATTTAATTTTTATTATTATTTAGATCCAAAAAATCCTTTTTTATTTACTCTTTGTCCTTGTTTTGCAATTTCTCCAATAATCATATTTTTAAACTCATTAACAACATTTTTATCTTGGAAAATTTTATTTAATTCAGGTGTCATCCCTTTAACGTCAACGGTTAATTTTATATCATCAAAAGTTATTTTTTGTTCTTCTTTTACTGTTTTTTCAGCTGTTTCCGTTTTTTGTTTTGATGAAATAGTTTCAACAAATGATTTTTGTTTTCTAATTAATTCTTCAACATTAAAAGCGGATTCATTTATTTTTACAGATCCAATCTTATTAGCTATTGAGTTGACTGTAATTATTGTATCGTTGTAAAAATTTGCTAATTTGTCAATCATTTGTCCTGCTTTAGGAAATGCAACAATATCATCTTCTTTAATTAATTTTTTAACAAACCCACCCTTTTCATCGGTTATTATTTTATTATTACCACCACCAATAAATAAGTCTCTAGCAACGTCAGCAAATGGGTCAGCTCTTTGTCTAGCTAATTCTCTTTCTCTATCTTCTCTTGCTCTAACACTAGTGGCTGGTGCTCCACCAGCACCTGCATTTAAAATCACCCCAGCAGCACCTGTAGCCCCCATAACAGGAGAACGAATCGCTTCACCATATTTTTCAGCGGCAAGTCTTAATTTTTCAGCAGAATTAACTAATTTATTTCTGTCGGTGTCGTCCAAGCTTAAATACATCATATCCCTTAATTGTTTAACATCAATAGCTTGTTTTTCAGTCACAGATAAATTTTGTAAGGCAATTTCTCTATCGTCTTTTTTTGCCATATTTTGATAATCTTCTAATCCTTTTATTATTGCTTCAGGATTATTTTTTAATTGTTCTTCTAAATCATCAGTTTTAAAACCAGGAATATCCATAGTTAATTTCATTTTTCCATCTGCACCTTTTTTAAATTCAGTCAATGTCTTTATTAGTGTAAGTTGGTCTTCAGAAATTTTTCCCCCTGGTTTAAGTTGTGCAGCAATCTGAACATTATTTTTTATTTTTTCTTCAATGTCTAATTGTTTTTTTCTTTCTTTACCTATTTCAACAGCCTTTTGGTAATCCATATTCATGGCATCTGCCTGTGCTTTTAACCTCTGTCTTGATGTAAATGTAGTTTCATACTCACCAGTTGCTTCATTAAATTTAAAGGCCTGTGCCGTTAAATTAATCATTTCCTCTTGTAATCCTTCAGCATCATAAGCACCCATTCTAAATACTTGAAATGCGTCACCTAATTTTCCAACATTTCCACCATACATTTGCATATTTTGAGCCAATTCTATTGATTTTTTTGGGTCCCATAGTGTTTGTGATAAACTCATTGCACCGATTTCGTCAATATTTACTTTTAAAGCCTTTGCTTGTAGTGCCATTTTTGTTAATCCCTCAATTCCACTACTGAAACCCATAGAATTAATTTTTGTCAAATTTTTTGTAACATCATCAAAAACCGCCTTCACGTCTAAACCAGAACTTCTAGCTCTTAATGATATTTTATCCATATTTTCTTGTGCTTTTTGTTGACTAAAAGTAAATTTAGCAAAAGACGCATACATTTTTGCGGTTTCAGCATTTGCAATTCCGGTTGCCTTTGAAAACTCAACCATGTTTGTTAAAACCGTTTGGGTTGGGGGTATTGCCGCACCTAACCCATCAACAAAACTAGTTGTAAGTTCGGTCACGTCTTTAAAAGTTCCACCTATATCTAAAGTAGATTTTAAAGCCTCCTCCATTGTCACTCTGAATTTTTTTTGATTGGCGTCGTCTAAACCAATATTAAAAATGGATCTTTGAGCCTTTAATGCGGAATCCTGTATTGATTGAACAGTAGATAATATTTTTTTTACTGGTTCAGAAGAAGCTCCTGCGGCATCAGAAAATAGTTCTTGAATTGATTTTCCTCCCGTATCAAATTCAGAAGCAGATGGACTTAAAAATAAAAACATAATATTATTTTATTTAATAAATAGTTATTTTTATTTTTTTCTATCTTTCATATTCTTTAGATAACTTTTGTAGGAAGTATTTTCTTTCAAAACTAGGCATACTCATAACATCAGAGTAAGAAAAATTACAATGTTTTACCATGTAGTATATTTCGTCCAATAAATAAGAACGATTATTCAAAGATAGGCCGAAAAAATTCCACCCCAAAAGCGAAGTCAACTTCAACTTTTTCTCCAGACGGGGCGATTACATTTCTTTTAAGGTCAAGTTTAGGTTCACATTCACTCAAAAATTTTTTTAAACTTTTTGAATCTGATATTGGTATTTGAGGGACTAAAGTTACTATTTTTGTTCTATCTTCGTCACCATCTATTGATACGATTTGTTTTTCAAATTTTCTTGTAACAATTGGTGCAACCATTCCTACAGGATATTTATTAAGTTCGTCTTGAATTTCTCTTTCTTCACCCATACTTAATAATCTTAATTTTAATTTTTTACCTGTTTTTGGTAGAGTAAAATAAAAATATCCTTCATCATCTGGCTCGTGTAATGTTGGTGAAAAGTTTACTTCATCAAATAATAAAGTTGCTTCAAAATCTTTTTTAGTTGCAGGATCTATTAAGTTAAATGTGTATTCAGCACCAAAAGAAGTGTTTCTTAAAAATAATAATATGGCTTCAACATCACCATTAATAAGTTGTTTAATATCAAAACCAGGTTCGTAAATTTTATTTCTTAATAATGTCATAACTAACCCTTCTTTTCCTGCGTTTGGTGACATTAAAATGTTTTCGTCATTTGCGGTAAGATACCCAACTTTAAGTGATGATTTTTTTGGTTTATAAAATTTTCCTCCTGAAGGTAATTTAACAACATCGTGAGGTAAATTAAAATTCATTTGACCATAATCATTTGCGTTTGCTTCCATATATAAAAAGTTTTATAATTAAAAATAATATGATTAATTCTTTTGTAAATAAAAAACCCACCTATTTCTAAGTGGGTTAAATAAATTATTTTATTTAATTAATATACTAAAATACATCTATCAGGTTGTAGTGATATGTCAACAGTAACAATTTCGTCACCCGAATAACCAACATCACCAAATTTAGCTGAAGTTAACATACATCCTTGTAGTATCCATTTTTCAACAGCAACTCCTGTTGGGTCTAACATTTCTAAATCTACGTCTTTTTTATAACCAGCCGCGTATCCCATACGTCCTGTTACTGATTCAGCGTGTAATCTAACCCACTCCATAACTGCTTGTGAAGCAGAAGGTCCAATTGGGTCACGTAAAGTGACTGTAATACTATCCCATTTAAATTGTCCTGCAACGTATGTTTCAGTATTTAAAAATTTAATATCTTTACTTCCTATTGTGATACTTGGTCTTGATGCCTTTTCAACATACCAAGAATTGATTCCCAAAGATGAAGGGAAACTAAGTATAAATCTATTTTTTCTTTTAGGTTCATACTGAAAGGGCATTCTCATTAATAAATCTGCCATAACTTTTTAATTTTAAGTTTTTTATTTTATTATAAATATTCTGTTATTTATTTTTTTCTATTTACTTTTTTTTATTTTTCAAATATTCTTTAACTAGAACTTACTTTAAAATCTAGTTTTTTCTCCTCCTTTAGTTAAATATAAGTTTACTGGACTTTCTTCATATTCAGAACTTAAAAATTCTTTCATCTTTTCAATATTTCTAGGATCGTCATCTGAAAATCCAATAAATGGTATTATCTCATTATTTGATACGTCGTTTTTAAATTGTGATTTTTCACTTGTACCAGTAAGTCTTTCCACTTGTGAGGCCATTTCTCTACAATAAGAAATAAACTGCCTCATCGCTTTTATTTTTCCTTCTTCAGGATTTGCGGCACTACCTTCACCAAAAGAAACAGGGTGAAACTTACATAAATCCAAATACTCCTCAATCAATTCTTTATCTTCAAAATACAAATCTTTACTATTTTCTTGTACATTTTCAGAATTAACTTCTCTATATTTTTTTAGATTTTCTATAAGTGTTTTAGAATTAATACCGTTGTGATTTGATAAAATATAATTATACGTGGCTTCTTTTAATGTCTCAGGATTATGACCTCTTGCTGTAATGATAGCAAAAATTGAACCTCCATTAATACACTCCACAAAATCATTCCATGAAGGTCCGGGTGATGCAACCATTGAGTCTATAATAAAATTACGGTCACCCTCTGTTCTAAAATTTCTAAAAGGGTTAGGAGCATAATCAATAATTCTTGTTCCTTTATAATTGAAAGGTTCAACACCTATCTGATGTCTATGTTCGGCAAAGTCTTCTGTAGACATACCAATCTCATCTTCTTTGTCGTTTAATAATACTATTTTAGTTGGCATAAATACAATATTATCATCCCAGTCAAAGGCGTAATATTTTAAATCAGGTCTACCTTCATCGGTAATACCTTCATTTATTTTTCTTTTAAAAATTTGCCTATAAACGTGTTTTTTTAAATCCATTATTTTTTTAAATGTTTTAAAAGTAATTCAATTTGTTCTTCAGTTAAAATAATGTTTTGTTTTTTATCTGAAAAAGTTTTTTTTAATTGTGGTGATAAACCTACAGTTTCATTAATAAGTTTTTTTTGTATTTTCATGACTTTTTATTTATAAATATATAAATGGGGAATATTTCTACTCCCCACTTTTAAAATTATTTATTTTATACATCATCAAAAGATGCTCCTGTTGGTGTGATAACAAACTCTATGTCAATATATTCTAACGCTCTTGTAGGTTTTAAGAAAATTTTACCTGTTAATGTGTTAGAATCTAAATCTTCAGGTGTGTTAGAAACAGTGACTCTAAAGTCAATTAAACCTCTATCTCTTCTAATTGAATCTAATATTGGGTTAACCGCATCTAAGAAATCTTGTCTTACTTTTTCGTCGTTTTGTTCAAATAATAATCTTACCGCGACTGCTGAAATAAGTTTTCTTGCTTGTAGTAACAATCTTCTTACGTTGATTCTATCAAGTGCAGACTCTCTAATCTGTAAAGTTTTATTACCCCAAATTACAGTACCAACATCTGAGAAAGTTGCGATTGGATTGATTCTACCTTTATATAAAGTATCTCTATCATCTTGTGTTAACTTTCTTCTCGCTTTAATTGATGTTACTAAACCTCTTGTGTAACCAGCAGATGCAAACCAAGGGAAAGCAATATTATCAGTTAACGCTAAGTTTTTAGTCACCTCAGCAGTAGGTGGTAAATAAATTTGAGTATTATTAACCGTATCTCTTGTTAAAAGCCAAGGATAATATGTTGCGGTATAATTAGAATCAATACCGGTACTTTCTAAATTATCTACAACCTCATCAGGATAAATCAAACCTTCAGTAATATCATTAAACGAAGGTAAGAATAAATTAAAGTCAGGTGTTGTACAAATATAAATTGAATCCGCTCTATCAGTTTCAACAATATCAATTGCTGATTCAACTAAGTTAGAGTTATTTACATAATCAATACCAGGTGTTGTAAATACGTTAATATTAACCGCTTCAGGGTTTGAAAAAGTTGTTTGACCCCATAAATATGCGTAATAGTCAGTATTTGCCCAAACCTCTTGGTTAGGGCCTGTAATTTGTTTAAACGCCCCCCATCCTGTTGCCGTTGGGTAAGACGCCGATGATGCCGCTCCTTTTTTATAACCCGCTTGACCTAGTTGGAACCTATCGTTATTAGTTCTATATTCTCTATATATATCCCAACCATCAAACCCACCGTAAGGGAATAATGTAAATTTACGAGTATTCAATTTAAAATAATCATTGTTTGAATCTTGTGGTTCTGAATTAAATGACGACCTACCTACTTCAAAAGCCGACTCACCTGCAGTTGTAAATCCTGCTGGTATTGTTACTATAGTTGCCCCACTATCCATGTGGAAACCTTTAGTTAAGTAACCCCATTGTGCTCCTGTTGTGTCTGTTTGAATATTCAATGGTAATTGTTTACCTTTATAGTCAAAAAAGTCATAATCAATACCTGTAATATTTGACACCCCTAAATATGCTCTTCTTGGGTTTTCTCCTGTTGAAATTACAGGATCATCCACACCTGAAGATGAACCGAATGGTGGGTTATAAACAACGTCACCTGGCTTTAAATATTTAGTTTTATATATTAAAAATGGTGGTCTTGACGCTTCAAGATCTCTTTCATATTCTCTTGAAATATATCCTTCAAATCCACAAGGTAACGCATCTATAGGATATTCGTCACTTAATTCTAACATGATATATTTAGAATTTAATTGATATTCCCCATTAGTTGTTCCTACCTTATTTGCTACGAAGTTATTTTGACTAGGATCCATTGAACAATTTGTAAAACTTTCAATAACTCTAACATTTTGATCGGTATCAAAAAAGTCCCTTACAAAAATGTCAAACGTACCATTATTAAATGAAATGTTACCTATTGAAATTTTAACTAATCTATTAGCTGCGTTACCATCAGATATAAGTTTAAATTTAAATAATTTGTAAACTCTATTACCTCTTAATTCAGAAACTAAATAAGGTGTTTCAGGTGTTTGGTATTGCTCTAAATAAAAACCAATAGTATCGCTATCTCCTGATCTTGCACCAGGTAAATCTAAAAATGAACAATAAATACCCCTAACTTTACCTTCTCTATACCCATTTAATAATAAACTTGAATATACCTCTTCAACAAATAAAGGTACTTGTGTTCTATCTTTTGAAAAATTACTTCTTCCAAAAACTTTAGATATATACTTACTATCACTTGTTTGTAAAGATGTTTCAAAACTAAAAGTATTACTATCTTTAGTTATACCTGAAATAACAAAAGTATTATATGGGTTTTTACTTAAACCTGAATAAACGCCAGAACATACCATAATAGCATTTGAAGTGCCGCTAACTTGGTAAACAGGTCCGTCGTCAGAACTATAAGTTGTTATACCTCTTGATCTTAATGTTGCAACAACTAAATCGTCGTAATCTGAAAATGGTGTTCCTGAATAATTGGTTGCCTTAATTGTACAAGTACCTGTAAACGTATTTGATGTTGCACCAGTACCAAAGGAATTAATAGCTGCACCAAAACCAAAACCATAATAAGAACCCTGACCCCCTACTTTTGAATAACTAAATAAGGAGTAATACCAAGGATCGTTTGATGTTGAAGTTAAATCTGCGTTTTCTAAAATAATATTATCAACACCTAA